GTAATAATTCGTATTCTCTCCAAGAAGTTGCCTTCTTGTTACCAGGAAATTTAGATGACCAACCTTGTAGATAACTATAAAGTTTTGATGCCTTTGCATCTAAGGATTTTATATCATCATCGTTTGAGACTTCTATAAAGTCTTTCTTAAAGATTCCTCTGAATTGTTTTAGATTCTTTTGAGCTGAATCCCAATCACCTTTTACAATTTCAGGTGGTAATTTTCTTGCTCTCTTTTCATTTCGTTTTTGTGCATTGTCTAATGATGCACTGACATATATCATTTTGTACTCATACCCTAATTCATCTAACATCTTCTTATAGTTTACAATTTTAGATGATTTAGCACTGGTAGTATCAAATATAAGACCAAGTCTGCCGTTAATGTATCTATCCATTGCATTACCTGTAATCTTTTTTGCCTTGGCACGAATACCATCTCTGACATTTGAATCAATATTTCTTAAATCTAGGGATAATCCTGCTTTCTTTAGACCTGATTCAAAAGCAGTATCAGTATTGACAAGTTTTAACCCTAATGCTTTCAGACCGAGTTTTCTAACAACAGTAGATTTACCTGAACCTGGACCTCCCATTAAGAACACTGCTTTGAATGTTCCTGGGTCATAGACTCCCTCGTCTATTAAGTCTTCTATCATATAGTCTGGTAGTGTTGACTCAACAATACCCATACCTTTACGAATATCTTTGTATAGATTCTCTATATCTTTTTTGTTTCTTGTAGGAACTCCTTTAGAGAATGCTTCAAAATCACCTTGTTCTGCCAAGGCACGGAGTTTTGATGCACTCATTCCTGAAACATCATCGGCATCTGGGTCTCTTTCTCCTGCAGATACTATTTGTATATCATCGAACTTATAATATCCATGTCTTGCTTTGACACCATTGTATTTCTTTAACAACATCTCAAACTCTTTGACTCTATCTGAACCAACGACCATTTTTACTCTGTTGTAATTTTGTTTCTGTAGTTCATTACATATATCGAATACAGTTCTTGCAGCGACATTTGCAACTATTCTACCAAAGAATTTTTGAAGGTACTTAATCTTGTCTTTATGTGATAGTGGATTTTTCTTAGGGTCATTTGAGTGTGATGTGAATAACATTACTTGATACCCACCACTTGATTCTTTTTTAAGTTTGTCTACTAACTTTGCATGACCTGTAGTTGGTGGATTGAAACGACCAAAGGTGAATACTACACCTTTATCTTTTCCTTCTTTTAAAAATGAACTTAATTTTTTCATTACTTATCCCAATTCTTTTGTGCAGTGAAGTTATTGTATGCAAACTCCATTCTATCTACTAATTTGACTGCACTTCCTGTTTTATCTATTGCAACATAACCTTCAGGATTTACAACTTCAAAACCTGTTGCAGTCTTTTTGAAAGTTCCTATACTCTTTACTCTATTTAGGGCAACAATGATTATCTGTTTTGCAACAACAAGACCTTCCATAAACTTAGTTAGATTAGTAATGAACTTGTTCAATGCACGAAGTTCGTTATACAATTGTTCACCAATCTCTCTCTTAATCTCTTTAGTCTTTTCCATTTTAACTTTGCCAACTACTTTATCTCTCCAATAGTTTTCAAAGTGTTTCATATATCCTGCATATGTTGGTTTAAAAGACCCACCTCTTATTTGTGCATTACAGTATGTCTTGTAAGATGCACCTGCACCCTTTTGATTTATTGTTGACTGTAATTCCATAAACTTCTGTAAGTCTTTCTTAGTGATACCATGAAATGATTTACCAACTCCTGATAAGACCTGTGTAAGTTTAAGTGTTTCTTTTGCAGTCATTGTGGAGTTTCCAGACACATCTTTATATGTTGCATCATCTACCCATACATCTGATGAACTACCTAGACTTGATGTATTTGCACCAAAACTGGCACCTAAATCTTCGATTGTAGAACCACTGTATGTAGTATGAAATACAATTCCCATTTTAGAACTTGCAATAGTTTTACCCAACTTAGAGTTTATATCTACTGCATACATGATTGTATTTGGTTGAAATGTAATGAATGATTTACCATCTATCTTAGTCATTTTCTTATCGTTGGTGTACATCAAATCACCTTGCATGATTGTATTCCAAGATAACTTAGATAGATATTTAAATGATGTTAGAAACTTTTCTTTTAATTGACCTGAGAGTTCAGATGCATCGTTGATTTCTTGTTCTGAAGTATAGAACAATGGTGTCTTATTGAATAGTGATTTCTTTGCAACGAAGAATTGACTTGTCTCTGGATGTTTTCCACAAAAGATTGCAGGTGCCCCATCCCATTTAACAGTCATGTTTACAGAACTATTAGAATTTCCTTTCAACATGTCTCTTAAACCTTGTAGAAAGTTTATTGCACCACGACCACCATCAATCCCTTGATTGATAATCTCGTCTTCTAAGTGTTCTAAATGTAGATTTTTTGCGCCCATAATAGTAGATTATACACCTTTTTAATGTGTTTGTCTACTATTTATGTGTTTTGGAAGTTGTGTTAGTCTACTGGTTGTGCAACAACATCATATGATGTTATATCTGTTGCATCTGTTTCTTTAGCAGCCCATGTAGTTTTCTTGCTGTTTAATGCATCTAAGTCTGCTTGTAGATTACCAGCAGTCCATTTCTTTGAACTATCATCACCTTTAACAGTGTGTTCTTTAAATGAGGTAACTGATGAGTGTGTACCATTCATAACTTTACAATAAGTTATTAGGTCTGCAACTTCAGTTCTAATTTGTGCATCGGTAATTCCACTTCTATCACCATCGACACCCATGTCACTGACTACAGCATCTCCATGTGCCAAGGCAGCTGTATGAAACTGGTCTACAGTCACATCTGCAGCTAATGATTCAAAGAATGCAAGTTTTACATTGATTTCAGCCAACTCAGCTGTCTTTTTGTCAATAGCAGGTTGAATTGTGTTGTCTATTTCGTCTTGATATACGCCCATTTGATTCCTCTAACTAGGTTTTTATAGAAGTATTTAGGTTTTAGAAAGCGGAGTGGAGTGCAATTTAGTCTCTATTTTAGAAATTTTTTTATTAATTTCTTTGGATTTGATATCATCCGAGTCCTGTTTTGCTGTGCGAAGTTCTTTCTTCAAAGCTATCTTCTTTGATATCATATTGATTACTTCTTCGCTTTTTAAATTCTTTGCCATAATACTAAATACATAATGTATACATCTATTTATGTATTTATTGACCTTGACTCATACTCTGTATAAGTCTCAGTATAGAAAATAGGGTCTGAATTATATATTTCCAAACCACCGTTTTCAAATTTCTCAATGAAAGACCAATCTGGATTCTCTGTTAAAACTAGATTATACTTATCTTTCTGTAAAATTTTACCGTTCATTCCTCTCAATTCAGTATTAATCGTATTTGATACTTTAATACCATGACACATAAAATGAAACCATGCAACAAAGAGACAATCTCTATTAAACTCTCCTGATAAGAACTCATCTGAGTATTCGACAATTACATCTGAGTGTGGACCTGGTGAGTATACATGGTCAAAGGTTGCTTTCTTTGACTTATCTGCAGTAGATAATGTGTATGGTAATTCAATCTGTATTGCCTTACATAATCCTTGATACATAGTATTTCTCCAGATTGGTTGAAACACTGGTTGATTACTCTTCCATAATGGCATTTGAGCATTGACTCCAAGCCAAAGTGAATGAGCCCATGGTTCAATTCTTGACCATTGTGCGTCTGTTAATTCGTATCTTCTATATTCTGAAAAATTCATTTTTACTCTCTGATTTAGTTTTTTGTGGTAAGTGAACAATGTCTAACCAATCAAAATAATCGTTATCAACATGTTCTTGATTCTCACCTTTCAACATGTTTAAGTTATCAATATTCTTATTTGTTTGGTCTACAAACATGTGATTAGTTTTATATTCTCTTAACACATCTAATTGTGTTGTTGATACTTTGTCGTAATGACATATCAAACAAATATTAGTAGTAGGATTCACCTTTCTCATTTTCATAATGATATCGAATACACGCGGGTCATAGTCTCTATCGGAACCTATACTTTCACCACCCACACCATTGAACTTTGCAACATAGTAGATAGTATTATCAACTGATTGCATCTTTGTTGGTGTAGATAAAACAATATTTGGTTGTATCTTCTTAGGTGCATCTACTAACTCATGTCTCTGATAAACTTTGATAGTTTCACCTTTACCAATCTCTGCATAAACAGACTCAACCCAATAACTCTTTTTATCTCTTACTTTTAAATCTTGTAAAACTTTCCAGATAATTGCAGTATTTTCATCAGTCTTTTGTGCTTTCCCTGTTGGAGTTAAGGCAACTAATAAATTGTTTTCTTCAATCAACTTTGAAGCAGAGAAAGCAATATCAGCAGTAGTTCTTGCTGATTTTATATAATCTTCTGTTTCTTCTGCGTTTGAAGTAGAGGCATAAACACCTGCCCAATAATTTCCTGGTAAACCATCATATTCAACAAACTCAACAACTGCAACAAATATCTTACCAAACTTTGCAATTTTATGACCATTGTATCTTGTTCTTCCGTTATCACAAATATACTTACCTGTTTTTTCATCAAAGAAAACAACTGGTGGTTCATAGTTAAGAGGTTTATACTTTCCGTTTCTCAACATGATTGCAAATCCTTCAGCATTCTGAACGATTGCACCCTCTTTCCTTGCTAAGTCTTCATCAGAACCATCATAGTCGATATCATTGATATCTATTTCTGTAAAGTATAGGAATTTAAGTCCTTTTGCACGAGGAACTATATCTGTAAATTGTGTAGAGGTTTGACCTGTAAACTCTCTATTATATCTTTCATCTTTGTATAACATTATTATCCTCTATTAAATTGAAATCGACTAACTCTAGTACCTCACTGAAACTAATAACAGAACTGTCAAATTCTCTTAAAGCCAGATGAACAAGAGTTTCAACTTCCTGTACTGTAAAACTACCACCGAGTCTGTACTCTAATCTAATAGTCTCGTCAATATCTTCTGCGATGCTTTCTGCGTAATTCTTTTCCATTATGATACCTCCGAGAGAGATTGCAATGATTCAAACCACTTAGTAAGGGATTTTTCACCCACGACTTTAGTGCCATCTACCATGACATACTCGACATTATAACTACCACCTAGGTTGCCTTTATCGACATGCTCGTAAGTCCATACTTGAACCTTAGAGAGAATCTCACTTCTCATGTAACCGTAGTCACCATTCTCGGTGACTTTCTTAGAAGTCCACTGACCTTTCTCATTCTTCTCTAAGATATAAGGAGATTCCCAATCTTCAATGTGGTCTGACAAATTCTCTTCGTCAATAAGTTCCCAATCAATGACATATTCCATTGACGCAGGATTCTCATAAGAGTGAATGAATGCAGTCTCATTAACAAGACCTTCAAGGTACTCTGTATTGATGAAATCAATATCAGTAATCAGATACGAAGACCCACCTTTGAACTTCCAATATGACTCAGAAACACCATGCACATAATCTTCATCATGAGCTGCATAGTTCTCTTTGTATTGGGTTTGAATTATTAAGTTTAACATATTTTCTCCTTCTTCATTATATACATAGTATAACAAAAAAAGAGGCGTAATGGCAACGCTTATCTACCTACTTGTCCGAGATATTTTTGTTTGGTTTCATCCCATGACATGAATGCAATATCATCGTAGAAGAGAGTATCATCTAGTCGTTGTCTCTCTGAATTCATCAGATTATTGATTCTTTTGGCAGCGTATTTCTCTTTCCATAGAGTGGTAAGACCCTCTGTAGAGAAGTCTTGTGAACGAACTAGTTGGTCTTCTTTAATCTCACCTCTTAGAAACTCTTTAGAGTTATCATACAAGGCAGACCAATAGATACCTCTTTGGTGGTCTGAACGAATAATGTTCTTAGGTATTTCTAGTTTAGGGAATAGAAAACTTCTGAATCTATTTCTATGGTCTCTTTTCCAAGGTTGACCATTCTCTCGTGTTGCTACATAAAGTGAGAAGAATCTATCGTTATAGTTTTTTTCTCCGTACTTCAGCATCTCGCGTTCGGTGTCTTTGGTCAATTCGTATGTCATAGAACCATTTGAGTATCCACATTTCTTCCAATGTTTGAGTCTATCATATTGTGATAAACCACCTGTCTTGGATTTACCATACAAAGATGTAGTTGTGACACTGACTAGTTTATTACCATAGTTTTCTTCCCACTGTTTCTGTATATCATCTGATAGACATAGAAGTGCAAGTAGTTTTCCACCTGTATAGTTATACCCTAGTGGTTGTAATGGTACAATTGTAGAACCAATACATGAATGATTTAGAATACCACTGTTGGTTTTGAAATCTCTTTCCCAACCGATATGATTATCACGAGGAGTCAAGTCAATGAAATCACCTGTGATACAGATAACTCCAAGATATTTTCCTGTTGGTTTATCTCTGACAACATAGTGTAGATTTCTACCGATGTTAGAAGAGTTCTTCATTGTGGATGTAAATGTTCTGATACAATTCCAGATTTCTGACCATGAACCTGCAGAGAAGTTATCGTCTCCTTCTTTTGAGGTGTATATCAATTCTGGTTCTAGTTTTTCAAAGTCTTCATATGAATTAGGCATCCATATATTACTCTTCACTTCGTTGATGAGTTTTACATGTTTCTCATTTACGAATTGTTTCTCTGAACCGAATAGAGTTCCTATCTCATGTGTAGGATATTTACGGTGTATCTCCTGATACTTCAAGTACAAAGTGTATTCTTCTACTGACATTTGAGATACAAAAGATAAGTCTTCTGTAATTCTATCTCTCATCATAGACCTGCCTATTGCATCAGGTTCTACATAGTTTTCTTTATACTCTTCGTATTGTTTCTGTATTAGTTTATCATCAAACATTGAAATCCTGGTATTTTTCAGCACCTCGGTTTCTATCAAATACTGGTACATCATCACTGATATTTGTGCCACTATCTACTAGTTCCTCTTGTGCATCTTGTTCACAATCGTATAACTTCATACGACTTCTATCGATACCAATGACGAATCTTTTGAAGACTGTTGGGTCATTGTATCTATTCTTTAACTGTTTGACTACCATTTGGTCTAACTCTTCTAGTTCTTCTGAAGAGATTAGTGCAAACATAAAGTCTGCAGTTGCAGGTAAACCAAATGATTCTGAAGTATCTTCAAGACCAATATCAGTAGAACCAAAACCACTTCTTGTAGTCTGAGTTGCACTCATAATTGGTACATCAAATTCTACTGCAAGTCCTCTAAGTTCTTCTGCAATACTCTTCACTAATGTGTATGAGTTTGCACCTGCACCTGGTCTTATTCTATGTGAAGAACAAATGTTTAGATAGTCAATGAATATCATATCAGGTTTGAAATCTTTTTTGATTTCTAGTTCTTGTAATAGATGTCTAAAATGACCGACATGTGCCGATGCAGTAGGATATTCTTTGATGATAAGTCTGCCTTTAGTTTTTTGTGCAATCTTTTCAATCTTTTTATCATACTGTTTCTTAGATAAATCAGGTAAATCTTTCATAGGAATGTTCAATGTATTTGCATCGATTCTCTCTGCAATTCTTTCTTCTGACATTTCAAGTGTAATGTATAGTATGTTCTTGTTCATCATCAAACCAGCAGATGCCATATGACACATGAATAAGGACTTACCAACACCAGTACCTGCAAGACATATATTAAGTGTTTTGTTTGGAAGACCACCTTTAGTAATCTTGTTAAAGTATTCTAAGTCAAACGGAATCTTCTCTTCTTCCGTATGGTAGAATTCAAATCTTGCTTCTGCATCTTCAATCTGGTCATGACCAATATTTTGGTCAAATGATACAGATAATGCATCTTTCAAAAGTTCAGGTATTTCACCAGTAGACCTTTGAGATTTCTTATCGATAACCTCAATAGAATCCATGACTGCAATATAGATTGCTCTATCTTTGCACCACTTCTCAGTCTCTTCAACGAGCCAATCCATTGGAGTTGTCTCTTTGTCGAATTGACTGATTACGGTTTTAGACATTTTCAATTCATTCTCGTTAATAGAAGTATTGTTGTCTAAGTTTATGAGAAGTGCTTCCGTAGTAGGTGGTTTAGTATACTTTAAGAAATACTCTTGTATCTCTTTAAATACTACCTTCTCGTCACTCTCGGTGAAATACTCTGATTTTAGGAAAGGTAAAACCTTCCTAGTAAAGGGTTCATTCTGAATCAGATTCTTCAGGATTGTCTGTTCTAATCTCGTTATTGCTTCCATATTTAAACTCTGTGTTAACTGCTTGTTCTAGTGATTCCATAACTTCTTCTGTGAAGTATTTTTCAGGATTATTGTTAATGGTTTTACCAAATTCGGTTTTGCCATTCGGTAATTTAACTCTCGTTGATGATTTCTCAAAAACACCATGTTTGAGTGCAAGGTCTAGTAGACCATAATACCTATCAAGACCAGTGTCATATGATAATCTCACATCAACAACTTTGTTCTCAACAGTAAGTCTGGACTTTGCATTCTTACAGTGAATAATATTACCGATAATATCTGTTCCGTCTTTTTCTTTTCTCTTAGAGAGATAGATAATTGATGATGCAGCGTATTTAAGACCACTACCACCACCCATTTCTTTTTGTGGGAACATAGAACCAATTACATCGTAAGTATGGTTAGTGACAATCATAGGAACTTTTGCTCTTCCGAGTTTTAAAGTTAACACTCTGAATGCACCTTTTACAATTTGGGCACGAGTCATATCTTTTGTCTCTTTGCCCTCTGCAGTATCTTCGATTTCTTTAGTAGTTGATAACATACCAAGTGAATCTAATACAAACATCATAGGTGGTCGTTCTGACTCATCTGTTTCTAAATATTTGTCTAAGATACTTATTGATTGAGTTCTGAACTGTTGAACAGTCACAACTGGTACAATAACGATTCTCTTTGAATCTATACCTCTGTCTTCAATCATTTCTTTTGTGATTGCAGATTCAGATTCAAAGTAAATTACTGCAGCGTCTGGATTATCTGAAAGGAATTGTTTCACTATTCCTAATGCAAAGAAAGTTTTTCCTGTTGCTGATTCACCTGCAATTGCAGTAATTTTATTTTTGGGAAGTCCACCGTGTAGTGAACCGGAAAGGAGTGCATTGAATATATAACTGCCTGTGTCTACAAACGAGTCTACATCTCCTGCTTGAACTCCGTCAGCAACAATACCTGCGTACTCATTGCCTGTTGATTTGATTAAGTCTTTCAAAAAACTCATAACTATACACCTCTCATAATGTTTTTAATCATAACTCTATTATAGAGGTATCTATGAGATTTGTAAAGGGGTTTTTTAGTCTTTTTTCTGGTATGTTTTTGCGAGTTCTTTGATAGAACCGTCACATTTTACATGTTCTTCCATCATCGCTTTGATTTGAGAAATTTGAACTTCCATGTATAAGAATCCGGCATATAATCCACCGATTAGAAACATATAAACCAAATCTATCGAAGAGAATTCCATTAATCGTCTAAAACAACTGTTGCATTGGCAAGTAATACTTCTCTGTTTGCCATGTGTTGTTCTTCTACTAAGTCTTTGTTCTCACCTGTATATGGTACTGCATGATGGTCTGTAATCATTTGTTCGTTTACATTGACTTTAATGCCTTCTTCATGAACAAATAGTTCACCAAGTATTCTTCCGAATTTACCTTTATCATGTGAGATTAGAGTAATTGATTCTGCAGATTCTAATAATTCTTTAAGATGTTTTTTAGATGCCTTACCGAATTTCTTTTCTACTAAGTCTCTTGTTCTGGATTCAGGAGTATCTATGCCCAACATCCTTACTCTTTGTTTTTTATAAACCATTCCGAAACCAAGGTCAATATCTACATCTACTGTATCACCGTCAACCACTTTTGCAATAGTCACATTGTATTCATATGTGTTTTTCATAAGATTATTTAGGATAATTGTGTCTTCGGTGTGAAGTCTTCTCTTCCCAATCTTCTATTGCTTTTTTGATGGAGTCTTCTGCAAGGACTGAGCAGTGTAATTTGATTGCAGGTAATTCAAGGATTTCTGCAATCTCTTTATCTTTAATAAGTTTTGCTTCGTCAATCGTTTTCCCTGTAAGTAAGTCAACGAACAACGAACTCGATGCAATAGCACTTCCGCATCCGTATGTTTTGAATTTGACATCTATGATTCTCTCATTGTCGTCTAATTTTAATTGAAGTTTCATTACATCACCACATGCAGGAGCTCCTGTCATGCCTGTTGCAACCATTGGGTCTTTTGGGTCGAATCTACCCACTGAATGTTTTTCAGGATTCCTTAAAACATCCTCGAATCTATCGACTACTTTTTTACTATATGCCATGGTTATATTTATCCAAAGAAACTATCAAGACTTGCAACTGGTTCTACATTCCAGTCAATAAGATTGATAATACCTTTGAGTGGTTCAATGAATGCCTTATCAAACTGTAAGTCATAATCAACATACTTCTGTATGTCAAACTCACGAGGCAGAACCGATAAGAATGAGATAACATTCTCTTTTATTGGGTTTGGTGTTGTAAGATATGTAAAGTGGAGTTTATCTCCGTTCTTTATCAACTCATATCTTTTATCTAAGTTTAGTTTCTCTAAGTGGTGATTGTAAAGTAAGGCACCTCGGACATGTATGGGTGTACCCTTTGAGTAGATGTTTGAGTTGTCATGATATTGTTTAATATTATTACACCCTCTTGGTGAGGCAATCTCTTCTACAGGTAGATTTCTGAATTCCTTTCTTGTTGTTTCAACAAATTCCCACAATTCATTCTCTGTTTTAGTCATTACAATATTCAATGCTTCAGTAAGTTTCTTTCTGACCCATTGTGGAGTTGAAGACTTTGCAGTTTCAATACCCATCATTTTTAATTTAGGTTCTCTAAGTCTTACACCCTCATTGTCATATACATTTAGAATGTATCTTTTCTTTGCAGTCCAGATACCTCTATCTGCAATTACTTCACGACCCATTTCCATTTTCTGTTGAAATGAATTTGTGTAATCTTTAAGGTCTTCAAAACCCTCTCTTAATGCCTTCTCAATTTCAACTTCAATCTTACATAAGAAGTCAACAACTTTACTCTTATCTTTTTGTTGTTCTGGTGTGAAGATTTGATTTACTAAATCATCAAGTGTGATATAGATTGAATCAGTGTCCATTGCAACGATGTAATCTTTGTTTGTCTTTAGAACTTTGTTTAGATAATCATTTGCAGTTTTCTCTGACCACTTAATTACTAATTGACCTGCAGTAGTGACTGACTCTGCAAGTTGTGGGTCAAAGAATGCAAACCATTGATTAGCAAGAACACCATATGCACTGTTTAAAGAAATCTTTCTGACCTGTTGGTTGTTGTATGCTCGTTTAATTCTAACTTCGAGTTTTTTCTTTTCAATAGGGTCGTCACATACTTGTAGTTCTTTCTGATAACCAATCATCTTCTGTTTGTATTCCTTTCTCTCATCGTATAATGTTTCCATGAGTTCTGGAAGAAAACCTTGTTTGTCTCTTTTGAATTTAACACCGTTTGGTGTGACTGTTAGATTCTGTCTTTTCAATTCAGATAAGTCAATCGTCTTGTCTAACATGCCTGCAATCTTGGTGTCCATAAGACCAGTCTTTACCATTTTCTCTGGTGAAATATTAAACTGCATGATTAGATGTGGATAAAGAGAGTTCAAGTCAAACGACATAACCCAATTATGACCACCGACTTGTGGTTCTTTTACATATGCACCTTCAATACGATGATTCTTTCCGTCTCGTCTTAATGCCTGAGGTGGTGTTTGTATGCCTTGTTTCTTCAGATGATTATAGATGATTGTTTCCCAATACTTAACCATACCGAATGTGTCATTGTAATTACACTTGGCAGAATATGCCATAACGATTGTTAGTTCTAAGAATCCAAGTTTCTCTTCTAGTTCTTCAACAAGAACTGCATCTTTAACATTATATGCAAGGAACTTTGAGTAGTCTTGTTTGTAAAGTGTGTGTAGATTGCCATACTCTGAGTAATCAATCTTACCTGTATTGAGTTCTACTTGTGAAATGTGTTCTAGTTTATATGACTCTTGTGTTTGTGGGGTATGTTTACGATACAAGTCTAAGTAATCTACAATACTGATACCATAAAGATTGAATGTCTGTTGTTTCTGACCAAAGTTAGACATGTATTCTCTGACATCTGACATACCCCATGGTGATAATTTCTTATGTTCATCTTGACCAAAAACTTTATCAATTCTATTACAAAGATATGTGATATCAAATGAATCTACATTCCAACCTGTGATAATATCAAAAGAGGCCTTTCTCCAGAATTTGATGAACTCTGTTAGAAGTTGTGCCTCGTCTACACAATTATAGTAAACACAATTGGCAGGTTTTTCATCCCAAGGACCTAGACCGAAGACATGTGTATTATGACCGAAAGGTTTGATTGCAATTGCATTGACTTTCTCACCTGCAATCATTGGTTCTGGAAAACCATCTTCACATTCACACTCAATATCAAGTGTTGCAATTCTTACTTTCTTTGTGTCGTATTCGAAATCTGTTGGGAACTTATCTGAAATATAAGTGTAAACATATCTATCATAACCATGTATTTCCATACCTGCAGTTTGATGATATTTTTCTCTGAACTTTCTGGCACCACCCATTGAGTTGAGTTCTACAACTTCAAGTGGTCTGCCGTCTAGTGATTTGTAAGGTGTGTCACCTTTTCTGGAAGGAACAAAATGTTTAGGTCTATAATCGACCTTCATTTTTACCCTTTTATTGCCTTGATAACCTGTGACTAGTATTTTGTCGCGAGTACGACATACATTTGTATAAAAATCCATACTGTAAGTATACTACAGTAGGTCTATTCTGTCAATGTGGTTTGTGGTTTGTTGTGAATTAAATCGTAGCATGCCTCATACTTTTCTTTTGCATTTGCATACCTTTCGATTTGAGTGTCAAGTGCCTGTGCAACATCTGGATGTTCACCGATACCTGCTGGATTGTTTTGATATACATCAATATTGGCCATTGCAATGTCCATTTCACCTTGATACTGACTCATCAGTGCTTTTAATAAAGATTCTCTACTCATTACTTGTTGCCTCTCTGACCTCTTACTTGATTACCTGTTTCTACTTTGTAGTTTTGTTCTAGTTGAGGTTTTGCATCGAAAACTGATTGAACTTTATCATGTCTAATTTCAAAAACATATTCTTTTGCAAAGGGTATATAAGGTGCAAGTTGAACTTCCATTCTATTGTCGTCTAAAGAAACTAGACATTGTTGACAATCTCTTAATTCGTATTTTCCTTTCCACCATAGATTTTTAAAGAAACCAATTAAGATTTCTCCTGTATCTAATCTAAGACACTTAACTTCGTCTCTTATATTACGCACTTCTTACCATCTCCTGTAGTTCAACACTTCTTCTTCCTACTTGTCCGAACCATTTAGAGTCTTGCATTTCAACAGCAACTTTCTCCCAATCACATGAGACAACACCTTTCCACATGTTATTAAACTTACTGAATCTTGTTCCACCTAAGTTGAATGTCATGTTAACTAATACATGTTGTATGTTTTCTGGTAATGCATAGAAGTCTTCACCACCCTTTGATTCAAATAAATGAATAGTTTCATCTAAATGTTTATCAAAGTCATAGTCATAGACATCGTCTACTCTTTCTTGTGAGACTGGTGTGCCAACAGGTTGACCATGTTCATCATCACTATCTTTGATTAAGTGTCCGACACCAAAGGTTAAATAACCTAGTGAATCTTTGTAGACTTCAAGGACTTCTCCTTCATGTCTTTTAATTTCTGCCATCAATTTTTCTCTGTTCATTATTAACTCCTTGTTAAGTCTAATTCTATTTCATCTTCTTCGTTTTCTCTGGCAGTTTCTAGTGCCTCAAATTCACGATATTTAGTTTGTATTCTATTTTTCTCAGCAAACCAGGCATCTGTACCAGGTTCTTCAAATTCACCAAATGTGTATATGGTATCTCCGTTAGTTATCACTATCGGATATTGTGTTGGTCTTTCAAAATCAGACATCTTTTTCCTCTTTCTGTATTTGTTCTTGCATAATCTCTACAAGAATGTTTCCCATAAGATTATTTAGGTCGTTATTATTTAGTAGATTATCAAGTTCTTCTCCACTATCTGGCAACCTTCTAATCGTTCTTTCAAAGTTTATATTTGGTTTTCCGTCTTCGAATCCTACTTTACCATACTGATAGACAAGACCTTTAAAGTCTCCTTCTATAATTTCTATAGCAGCGTCCTGTTCGTGGGGGTTCTCTACTACTCTAAATGTTTTACCGAATAATGTCAATGTCATCTGGATTCTCATTCCATACTTCAAGTGTATCTCGAAGTCTACCATCAGAACAGAGAGTGTTGTATCTATTAGATGCTTTCTTTCTCCACCATTCTGTTAAATTATTTATTGAGTATCTATCATGGTTGGATTTCTTTATCAGTGTATCAGTTTTACCCAATATAACATCTTTAGAATTCTCATAACCTAAATCAGATACATAAAATCTTTTTCTTTCATTCAATCTTCTTGCATCATCTACTACTTCTGTAAAGGTCTTCTTATCATCTTCATTAAGAGACTTCTTAATAATAGATATCATTTTAGATTGAACTTTCATCTTTCTACTTGATGCTCCTTCCCAAACAATCGGACCACCATTCTTTTCTACAAAGAATTTCTCTAAGTCTTTAAAGTAATTGTCATTCATAAGTGGTGCAAAATTGCTATCAGTTAGACCTTGACCTTTCATAAAAGGTTTTAAACCGTCATACTGTGACATACTCTTAGTTGAGCCATATAGTGAGGTAGTTTCAAAGTGACATAGATTCATGTCATACTTCTCATCTATAATTTGTTTCACCTCATGTGAACAACACATCAATGCAAGTAGTTTACCACCAAGATAATTGAATCCAAATGGTTGAGTAGGAACTATAATCATTCCCATGATTGCATGTTTGTTAAATACAGGCATTGCCTCTGCACCTAACACTTCATTAAAATACCTATTTCTAGGAGCAATGTTCATCATTGGTGAACCTAGTCTTATGAAACCCACAATCTTATTTGTATTTGTTTCATAGACCATTAAAATTAATTTTCTACCAGGATTTGAGGCCTCAATTGCATGTGATGTAATAATCTCTAAGTAGTTGTGAAAGATTTCGTGGTCTGCAACACCAACTCTAAAGTTCATATCTTCTGGATGCATGTTGAAGTCTGAAAAGAAATCGTCTGATAGATTAAAACCAAAAAGAGGAGATGGCATTTTTGCCACCCTCTCTAGTTTGATTTTTCTTAAATAGTCTGCCATATTACCAAAATTCTGGTAATACTCGGTGATTTTATCAGAAGCAAACTTAGCGTCTTCCTCTGATAAGACTAAATCACATTTGAAATCAGGCATTCTATAAGTTTGCTAATACATTCTCAGGTGATGATACTTCATATGGGTCTGTATCAATGTTGTCACCGTATCCTGCTTCTGCAAACATTCTTTCAATAACACCATCATTTACTACCATTGCATATCTCCAACTTCTAATACCGAAACCGAGATTTGCTTTCTTAACTGAAGCACCTATTAGTTGAGTGAATTCACCATTTCCGTCTGGTAATGGTCTCACATTCTGTACACCTTGTCCTTCAAACCATGCATTTATTACGAATGAATCGTTTACTGATAGACAATATATTTCATCAACACCCTTTGCTTGGAATTGTGAGAACTGAGTCTCAAAACCAGGTAGTTGGAATGATGAACATGTTGGTGTAAATGCACCAGGTAATGCAAAGATTACCACTCTTTTACCTGCAAATTGTTCTTTAGTGTTTAACATAACAAAGTCGCCATTGACTCTGATAGGCATAACCACTTCAGGTATTTGAGTTTGTCCTTCGACTATTTCTAGTCCAATCTTATTATTCATTTACTTCTCCATAATATAAAAAGATACACCCATTATAAACCAAATAGGTGTATCTGTAAAGGTAGTTTTTTAAGAAATTTTAATTTCTTGGGGTTTGTCTTCCTCAGGCACAATTCTCTCTAAACTTACAATCAAAATACCATTCTTCATATCTGCACCCTTAACGATTATATCGTCTGCAAGTGTGAATGACCTTTTGAATGAACGAGAAGCAAGTCCTTGGTGGACATACTCTTTTGATTCAGTATCCTCTTGTTTACCTTCGATTGCAAGAACTTCTTTCTCTTTTGAGATAGTAATATCTTTCTTGGTAAATCCAGCTACTGCAAGTTCGATAGAGAAATTCTCTGCATCGTGTTTTACAATATTGTAAGGTGGATAGTTTGTATTAGTCGGTGACTGATTAGCCCTTTCTAATAGTTGAAGAGTTCTGTCGAACCCGATTGCGAATGGGAATGATTTCCCGAAATTGAAGACATCGAAGTCTCCGAGTTGTTTACTTGTCATAGTTTTCTCCTTTATTAAGCAAGTTTATAATGTGCAACCTCTAATGAGCATTGCATTAATGTTCGAGAACCGAGCTCTTTTGAAGAAATGGGGTCACTTGATGTCGGCGTTGCCCAATCCAAGTTCCAAATCCGAGCTCTTTTTAAGTTCTCTTACAAGGGTATTTATAACACCCATATATCTATTATAAGGTCTTTTTCTGAAATTTCAAGCGGTTTTTTGTAATCTATAACATCTTTTTGATGCATTTCTTGTGACACTCTTATTATTTAATACAACTATAGCCATAAGAGTATTGACATCTCTCATGTCTTCTCGTGTCATTACTGGTTGTTTCATTTCAAGAGTGATTACTGGATAAAGAATAAGAAGCTTTCTTACACCCATTTTCATTACTGAGGGTCTTTCACCAAAGATAGGATTCGTTTCATAAACACAATCGTATTTGAGTCCGTTATATGTGGTATACATATCAAGGAATTGAAGTGTTATAAATGTAGTCCACTGAAAAGTGGATACTGGTTCATATAGTGTAAATTGTGACTTTCTCAGATTTACCTTTGACGAGAATTCTGTCGACTTCAGTGAATGTTCTAGTAGGACACTGGAGATATGTTTCTTCTGATAGCAACAAGTCCACCCCATTATAATTTCTCGTTTGGCCTTCGAGTCTAGCACCAAGGTTGACGGCATCTCCAATGACGGAATAGTCAAATCTAAGTTCGCTACCCATGTTTCCGACAATACATTCTCCTGTGCTAATGCCAATACCGACATTGATAGGAGGGAGATTGAGAGGAGAAAGTTCTTCATTAAGTTCCTTGGTTGCAATTAGTATTTCTTGTGCAGACTTTACTGCCAACTCGGCATGATTTGGACAATTCAAAGGAGCATTCCAGAAAGACATAATACAATCTCCCATATACTTATCTATGGTTCCAGAATTATTTAGAATTATTTTAGTCTGAACATCTAAGAATCTATTAATTAAATTTACCAATCCCTCTGGGTCATCGTTGTTCTTAAATTTCTCGCTTATGGGAGTAAATCCACATATGTCCATGAACATGAAAGTCATCTCTCGTCTTTCACCACCTAGTCTCAATTTACTAGGGTCTTTTTGCAGTTCTTCAACCATGTCAGGAGATAAATATTTTTGGAACTGCTTTTTGATTTGTTGTTTCTCTTGGTATGTAATATAGTATTTGTTAAACGAAGCATGTCCAAATATCAACAAGGAGCTTACTGATGAAAAGAAGGTATCGAAAAGAACGAGTTGAGAAGTCCACAAATAATAACCCCCACCCAGCTGAAGTGCAACTAGTGTTAGACTCATTATCGCCGCAAGAACTGTGGAAAGTTTGTAGACCATCAACAATATCATTAAAAGACTTAACGCCAGAAGAACAATCTCGAGCTGTTCAAGATAGTAGGATTGTTGTATTCGAGTGTCTTGCAAGACGGTTTGGATTAGGTTCGCTTGCACTTCATGGGGATA